GAATTTTTGCGGAAAGAAATAAGGTATAATATAGCGTGGAAGTTACTGAAAGGGGTCAAAGGTAATGAAAGCGCACATAGAAGAAGTTCTGCGCCGATATAGTTACATACAGACGGCGTTGAAAGAAGGAAAGACGGAAGTCAATTTTTATGTCGGAAAGAGAAAGCAAAAAATTGTTATAGACGCAACCCTGAAAATAATTCTTACCATAATAGAGGATATCACTAAAAAAGAGAAAGATATCTACATAAAAATGATGATAGAAGGAATCAAGAAAGGAGATTCGGATAAATATATTATGACCAATCTTCCCATGCAGAAAAATGCATATTACGACAGGAAGAAAAAGTTTATCGACAAAATCTATCAATGCTGTATTTGTAAAGGCTTGATAAGTTATGAGGAAATATTGAACGAATCGATTGGATAAAGGAACGAAAGATGAAAGACCGTGAAGAAGATATACTTGTTTATTTGACCGACTTGTTTGAGGAATATTTGTTTGAATTGAAGGAAATAAAAGAAGAGGACGAAAAT